CACAACTGCAGCACCATTATGTCCTTCAACCACATTAACATCTGTTACACCATCTGACGGTAAGCCAGGTACAATAGTTACCTTAGATGGTACGTACATGGAGTATATAAGAACAATAGAAATCGGAGGAGTTCCTTCTAATCTATGGACAAGAGCCGAACCTTCTACATACCAATTAGTTTCATCGACAAGGGTTAAGTTTTCTATTCCATCAATTCCATCGATAACTACACCAACGAATTTGAACATAAGAGCGATAACAACCACAAGTGGTCCTAATGGAATAATACTCCCAATAACCTTCACCTTTATCCCAAGTTAATATATTTATATAAAAAGTATTTTATGGACTTGAAATCAAAATTGAATGCTTATTTAGGAAAAAACATTAGGTATTCAGAGCAAGACAACGGTGATGGAACGAGAGAAGTTTGTGACTTAGATACAGGTGAGTGTTACGTTGTGAGAGACAGAGATGGTCTTATTGAAAGAGCCGGCCACCAACACATGGCAAATAGAAAAGTTAAAGTTGAAACCGTTCACGGTATAAAACAATTATTAAACGGTTAATCAAATGAGTTTAGATAAGAAAATTTTAAGTGAAATCGAAAGATATAGAAACATTAACAAATATATAATGGAACAAGATGCTGTAGCAGACCCATTGGCGGCACCTCCACCACCCGCACCAGCACCTGACGCGGCTGTACCAGAAGCACCAGCTCCAGCGGCGCCAGCCCCTGAAGCACCTAAGGCAGAACCATTAGATGTTGAGGCTGACCCTGATGTAGAAAAAATTGATGATGAAGGAAAATCAGAGGAGAAGAAGGGAGATGAAACTGAAGAACTTGATGTGACAGAACTTGTTACTTCTCAAAAAAATGTTGAACAAAAACAAGAGGAGTATTTTGATACATTATTTAACCAGCTCGGTAACTTGGAAAAGAAACTTGGGGAAATGGACCAAATAATGAACAAACTCAATAGTTTGGAAAATAAGATTGAGAGATACAGAGAAAAAACTCCACAAGAGAAGTTAGAGTTGAGAACTTATGACTCATATCCTTATAACCAAAAACTATCCGATTTTTTTGACGACAAGAAAGAAGAGATGGAAAAAACAGGAAAACATGATTATATTTTAACTTCGGACCAAGTGGTTGATATGAATGTGAATGATGTTAAAAACTCATTCCAACCAGGACAAAATCCGACAGATAATTTTGAATTCAAAAGATAATAAAAGGGACTGAAAAGTCCCTTTTCAATTTGACATATAGGGTAAACCCAATTATATTTAATAAACAATCTAAATTTTAAACTATGAGTAATGTATTAGACGCCGTATTGGCACAGTATGAAAAATCACAACAAGGGGGCGGGGCCCAATCAAGAATGTCGCAAGACGAAAGAATGAAAAAGTATTTCGCTTTAATCCTTGGTGATAAAGAGAAATCAGGTCAGAGAAGAGTAAGAATTCTTCCTACCGCAGATGGCTCCTCACCATTCAAAGAGGCTTGGTATCACGAAATCCAAGTAGGTGGTCAATGGCAAAAATTCTATGACCCAGGAAAAAATGACAACGAACGTTCACCTTTGAATGAGGTTTACGAAGAGTTGATGTCAACAGGAAAAGAATCCGATAAAGAGTTGGCAAAACAGTACAAGTCACGCAAGTTCTACATCGTGAAAGTTATCGATAGAGATAACGAAACGGACGGACCAAAGTTTTGGAGATTTAAACACAACTACAAAAACGAAGGTATCTTAGACAAAATTATTCCAATTTGGAGAAACAAAGGTGATATCACGGATGCAGAGAAAGGTCGTGACCTTATTATTGAACTTGCTAAATCTAAAACTCCAAAAGGTAAGGAATACACTACAGTTTCAGCTATTATGTATGATGACCCATCTCCCGTTTCTGCAGACGCAGACCAAGCGAAAGAGTGGTTATCAGATGAATTGAGTTGGACTGACGTTTACAGTAAAAAACCTGTTGAGTACTTAGAAGCAATCGCTGAGGGTAAAACACCTAAGTGGGATAACGAAAAAGGTGGATATGTTTATGGTGACGATGAAGTTTCTGAAACCTCTATGGGTGGAAGTAAACCTTCAAAAACCGTAGACCCACAAGCAGACGCAGCAGCTGATGAAGATTTACCATTCTAATTTATAACCAAGGGCGGTGATGAACCGCCCTTAATTTTATTTTATGAGTTTCAAAGTACAAGAACAACCAAAAAAAATCTACGAAGCAGTTACCTTCGAATTTAAATTGGAAGATGGAGATGGAAAAGTTTATCATTTGAGAAAATGGGAAGATGGTAATGGTGGGGGATTTTATATTAACAACAATGGAACTTGGGAAGATTTTTACCCCGAAGACGACCTACTTGATTTCATTGATTACGACTTAGACTTTTAACTATGGCAATTAAGAAAAACGATTTTAGTAATTTAAAAAAGAAGTTTTCCACTTCTGCAAAATATAAACCTCAAAGGTTCCTTGATTTAGGTCAAGACTTTTTAGATGCAGTTGGACTTCCTGGGCCAGCGATTGGACACATTAATATGTTCCTTGGTCACTCCGACACAGGTAAAACAACTGCAGCAATCAAAGCCGCAGTGGATGCTCAAAGGAAAGAAATTCTTCCAGTCTTCATCATTACCGAACAAAAGTGGAGTTTTGACCACGCAAAACTTATGGGTTTCCAATGTGAGGAAGTAGTAGATACCGAGACAGGAGAAATGGATTGGGATGGGTTTTTCTTATTCAACAATAACTTTAGTTATATCGAACAAATTACAGACTATATAAATCAACTTTTGGATGCTCAGGAAAAAGGGGAATTGAATTATAGTCTTTGTTTTATTTGGGACTCTGTTGGTTCTGTACCATGTAAGATGACATATGAAGGTAAAGGTGGTAAACAACACAACGCTTCAGTTCTGTCAGATAAGATTGGTATGGGAATTAATCAAAGAATTTCAGGTTCTAGAAAAGCAGATACCGACTACGAAAACACACTTATTATAATCAATCAACCGTGGGTCGAACTTCCTGATAATCCATTTGGACAACCAAAAATCAAAGCGAAGGGTGGAGAATCCGTTTGGTTGAACTCATCCCTTGTATTTTTGTTTGGAAATCAAAAAGGTGCTGGTACAACAAAGATTACTGCCACCAAAGACAAAAGAACTGTAAAGTTTGCAGTCAGAAGTAAAATTTCAGTGATGAAAAACCATATCAATGGGCTTGGATATGATGATGGAAGAATTATTGTAACACCACACGGATTTTTGGCGGGTAAAGATTCTGCAGAGGAAAAAACTTCTATTGAGGCATATAAAAAAGAATATGCTGATTATTGGAAAGATATTATAGGTGCTGAAGGCGATTTTACATTGACAGAAGAAAAAGAAGATTGAGTAACCCTTAAAAGAGGTTTGTGACAAAAACACTACTTGTCGACGGAGACAATTTATTTAAAATAGGATTTCACGGGGTTAAGGACCTTTTTACGGACGGTTCTCACATAGGTGGAGTATATCACTTCATCAATACACTTAGACGATTCTTGGAGGAGCACAATCACGATAAAGTGGTTGTATTTTGGGACGGCGACTCAAACTCATCAATAAGAAAATCTTTATACCCACAATATAAGGCGAATAGAAGGCAGGATATGAACGAGTACAAGTACGAGTCATACCTCCAACAAAAATCTCGAGTTAAACAATACCTCGAGGAGATATTCGTACGCCAAGTTGAGATGATTAACAACGAGGCTGATGATTTAATTGCTCACTACTGTAAAGTCGCAAAAGATGAGGACATAATAATCTTCTCAGCAGACAAAGACTTAACTCAACTCATATCTGAAAGAGTTACCATATATTCTCCAATCTCAAAACAATACTTTAAGAATGGGGATATGATAACAATCAACAAAGTTGAGATACCACATTATAACGTTTTACTTACCAAAGTTTTCACAGGAGACAAGTCCGACAATATCGATGGTATTGAAGGATTAGGGGAAAAAACTTTATTAAAATTCTTCCCTGTTTTGCAGGAAATACCTTGTACTATGGACGAATTACTCGATATTGCACGAAATAACGAGCAAAAGAAAAAACCAAAAGCCCTTGAGAATATTTTGACTGGTAAGACAAAAAATGGTATACTTGGTGAGGAGTTCTACAACACAAACATGAAGATTGTAGACCTTGGGAATCCACTTATTACCGATGAAGGTAAAGAACTTGTCGAACAAATATACACAGACACAATTGACCCTACAGACAGAGGATACAAAAACCTAATGAGACTTATGATGGAAGATGGTCTCTTCAAATATCTTCCAAAAAACGATGAAGCTTGGGTAAACTTCCTAAGACCATTTATGAAATTAACAAGAAAAGAAAAACGAAAGAAATGATAGACTACACTTTATCAGACAAACTAAAAGTCCAATATAGAAATGCAAAACCTTTTCCGTATATTGTGATTGATAATTTTCTACCCGAGTTTTTACTAAAAAGTTGTTTAGAAGAAATTAAAAAACACAAAAAATGGTTTTCTAACGAAGAGGAATGGGTTGAAGAATTTCAAAAAAACAAACTATATTATCCGTCAGGGATTACGGATATGGAAGAATTTAAACAGAATCTTCCAATTACTAATATGGTTACAGATTATATGAACTCTAAACCATTTATTAAATTTTTAGAAAATCTAACAGGGTTTGAAAAATTATATAGAGACCCTATAATGTTGGGAGGGGGAATACATAAAATAAATAAAGGGGGTAAGTTATCCATCCACATTGATTATAACCAACACCCTGGTCAAAAATGGAAACGTAACTTAAACGTACTACTTTATTTAAATGAAAATTGGGAGAAAGAATGGGGTGGTAACTTGGAGTTATGGGGTGGGAACCCTTGGAAGAAAGAAATTGAGGTCGAACCTAT